GAGGTTCGAGAATCTTATTCTTGTAGTTACAAGTGAAGATGAATCGACAGTTCCCAGCAAACTCCTCAATAAACGCCCGTAGGCAGAGTTGAACATCGTTGGATGTGTTGTCAGCTTCGTCAATGATAATGACCTTGTGTTTAGAATCTGACGTAAGTGAGACGGTCGAAGCGAAGTTTTTCGCATTGTTTCGGACAGTATCCAGAAATCTGCCCTCGTCGGATCCGTTGATGACATATACATCTACTCCAAGTTCGTTACACAGTGCCTTGGCAACTGTGGTCTTACCAATACCAGGAGGACCTGCCAAAAGCATATTGGGGATTTCACCCCTTTTCAAAAACTCACGAAACATATCTTTCGTGGTATCGGGAAGAATACAATCCTCAATAGTTTTAGGACGGTATTTTTCAACCCAAATAAAATCACTCATAATCAAGTCCAATCAGGTTTTTTCAATACAGAGGTAGGAACAATTTCCAACCATTCATTCCCATCAAAAATATACAACTTGTGTGTATGTTTGTCAAGGAAAACATCACCCTTCTGGTAGTTCATACCCATTCTGGTTTTCTTTCTGGCATACGGAGGTAGTTATCCTTCACCCAAGGCTTGGATGCAATATACATCTTGTATGCGTCAAAGGTAGAAATACTAGTATCAAACTTGTATTCCTCAGGCATTGCTCGTGCGAAAGGAGTTACTTTTGTCAATTTACCTTTGGGGAAAAGGTAGTAGGCATGAGTCAGTGTCCCTTCACAGGAGTGTGTCTTATTATAGCGTAAAGTATACTCTTGACACAAATTCAATCCCCATTTAATGAGCCAGTAGGCATTGTCCACTGTCTCTGCTGCCCATTTGGTGCAGGGATGGTTTCGGAATGCCCCCTTCTCTGTCTTGTAGGCAGTGCCATCTTGCTTGGGAAGAACTCCGTAATCATGATACCAGGGAGAAGCAATAATACTAAGCATCTGGCAGCACTCAAGCGGCATCTTGACAATGTGTTTGTCAGGAAGGACGATAGCACTTTCAGCAGGGAAAGGATTTGTGACAAAAATATTCATTCTAAAGGTCTGACAAATTCATTACAAACCATATCGGTTGCCCGCATGGATGAATACAAGTATTCTACACCCCTGCGAGGATCTGTATGCTCACCACAAGTAAAAACGTCACATACTGCCATACCTTTTTCTGGCCAAGTGTGCATAGAGATATGAGACTCGGCAAGGAGAGCAACGGCAGTTACTCCCTGTGGTTGAAACTTATGTGATGTCATGCCAAGAAGGGTAGACCCACACTTTCTACTTGCTTCGGCAAGAGCATCCGTAACTTTTTCCTCATCATCCAGAAGATGTTGTGGACAACCCTTTAAAGTAAAAAGAATGTGTCTCATCAACCGAAAGTGGAATCAGGTTCCAGAGCGATGTAGTAAGTCAGATTATACTTAGTGTTAGTAAACTGAGAAAGCAGTTTAGAAGACACTACAACATCATAAGCACCAGGAATAATCTTGATGTTTTCTACTTTGAAGTTGAAAGTAAACTCTTGGTCAGTTTCACCCACAACGATGGCATACTCGTTAGAAGTATCATTCTTCTTGTCACGAACCACCAGTTTGATAACGCCAGCTTCACCAATTGCAGAAAGATCTGGAAGTTGATAAACTGCTGCTGCTTTCACCAGTTTCTCAAGAGAAGCACTATCCAGTTGGAAGCAGACATCTTGAGAGGGGAGTTGAATATCTTTATCTGGAGGAGAAGTGATTACGTTGGGATCTGCAAAGAAATACTTTACACGACGCTTTCCTTCACGGATGCTCAAATAAGAATCTTCCTTAAAATCCAGGTCAGGATCTTGGTGCAAACTCAGACCATTCAGAAACTGGTTGAGATCATAAATGGCAAAGTCGCGGGGGAACTCTTCAGTAATATCCGCTTCAGCAAGAATATTTTTTGCCATTGAAATCGTGCGAAGACGGTTTCCTTCCTTTACCAAGATCGAATTGTTGATCCCAGCAAAGTTCTTCAGGATAGTCAGGGTATTGTCAGAGAGTTTCATATTGCTCATTGGTTGTAGGTTTCACGAACGGCGTTTTTATCGTTAAAGTTTAGCAGAAGAACAGCATAGTGCAGAATCTTCATGATGTCACGGCGGGCACTTCCCTTCTTATCATAACGGGAAGCATACTTGAGGATATTGCTGCGACAGAATGCCTCACCATCGCCACATGCTTCGATCAAATCCAAAGTTTGGATCTTTTGATCACCAGCAGAATAATGCTGGTTGTAAGTGCCACGGATGTACTCAAGGAGTTCTTTTACGATTTCTTCTTCGTTGTACTTCCAAGGAGTGCTGGGAGAGTTTTTAATAATATCTTCACTCATATTGAGATTAAAAGTAATGTGGTCGTTTCCCATTCCACCACGGACATGAGATCCAGTAAATTCATTCATCGAATAGGGGTATTCGTCCATAACAATAGGTTCGTCAAGGTTGTTTGGAATATCAGGGTACATGGAATCAAGATATTCCTGCACCCAGTTATTAGTCATTATATCAGAAAGGTGCTTCAGGTGCAACTGGAAGTTGGAAATCAGCATCAACTTTATCATACAGTTCCAGGAAGGACTGTTTGGTTTCATCATCAAAGCGGTTGACGCAAACTTGAATTGCCTTTGCCTTGTCGTTGAAGATGCTGTAGGCACGGATGATATGGACCAGGCGACGGGTGCTGATGATCTCCTCAATACCACCGTCATAGAAAGTCTTACGGATGATATCTCCCCAGTCCACCAGGCGCTTACAGAAGTCAGAATCGCTCACACCAAGGTCCTTAGCGACACCCTCAAGAATACGATGTTCAATAGAGGGAGAAGGATAGGACTGCTCAAAGGTCACAGGGAAACGCTCAAGGAATGCCTCATTGAGGACATTGGTGCCGATGAAGCGTCCATCATCAGAACCCTTACCTTTAGTGTTAGCAGTGGCGATAACGTTAAAACCAGCGGCAGGTTTCACCCAGCGACCGATCTTCTTAAGGAAGACACCCTTGCCTTCTAGAATGGACTGGAGGCAGAGGATTTTATTGGAAGCCAGGTCGATTTCGTCCAGGAGAAGGATTGCTCCTCGCTCCAGTGCTTCGATGACGGGACCGTTATGCCATGCAGTATTCCCATCAACAAGCCTAAAACCACCGATAAGGTCATCTTCATCAGTCTCAATAGTAATGTTTACACGGATCAGTTCACGACCCAACTGAGCACATGCCTGCTCAACAGAGAACGTTTTACCATTACCAGACAGACCCGTAATGAACGTTGGATAGAAAAGACGGGACTGAATAATTTTCTTAACATCAGCAAAGTTACCAAACTTGACGAAGGTATCATCTTTTTCGGGAATGAGGTTTTGTTCAATGACAGGAATAGCGGCAGGTGCTTTCACAGTTTCTTCAAGTTGCTCACGCACCTCTTGAATAGTCAGATTCCACTTACCACGACCAGTTTTATATTGATCCAGTTTCTTAGTAACAGTCTGGTAGTTGGAACCATTCATAGCACACCACCCACGAATATCAGCAGCAGTAACGGACTCGCCGTAAACTGCCTGAAGAGAAGTGATGATGTAGTCAGCAGAGATGGTCATTTGTTTGGGTTGTCTTTTTCAACTGAAGTTATTATATACGGAAAAGGGGGTCACAAGGACCCCCAGTGGACGGTTTGAAAAGTGGTTTCACTTAATTCTGCGTAGTGATGGTTTAGAAGCATTTTTAAGTGGAGCTGGTTTCTTAAGTTCTACCTCAGCAACTGGTTCAACAACAGGTTCTGGTGCAGGTGCCGCCTCAACAACAGGTTCTGGTGCAGGTGCTGCCTCAACAACAGGTTCTGGTGTGGGTGCTGGAGCAGATGCACCCCTCAGCAAATCTCCAAATCTACTCATTTTTCTTTAACTATATTTTTAGTTATTTATCAGGCAATAAGTTCCACAAACTCCCCAAGAATTTTCTTGTTCATCTTCTTAGACTTAAGACTTTTCACAAAAGCACTCTTGATTTGAGTTTTAGTTGCATCTTCGGCAACATCAAACTCAGCATCTCTAGCAAGGGTATTTGCGGAAAGACCGAAATAAGTGTGATATCCAGAATTTTTAATGGAGACTGCTTTTTCCTTACGCCAAATAGTTGAGATCTTGTCATATTCAGGACCATAGTATCCATAGTAACGTCGGATAAAGGAATTGCCTGCACCAGACTCAACAATACGAATACCAATAAAGTTGATATCTTTAAAATTATCCCTCAGATTGCGAAGGAGAATATCAGTAAATCCGCACCAATCAACATCACAAGAATAAGTATTACCAGTCTTACGATCACGCAAGAAAGCATTAGGTCCAATGTGAGCAGTACCCATGAAAGGTTCTTCTTCCCATCGACGTTGAACTTCACGATGATACTTAGGCATTGCTCCTTCACCATCAGTCAGAACAACACACTGAACCTTCTGAAGTTTGTTCTCCTTTTGGAACTTGGGGAGAATTTGATGAAGAGAAATCATTGCCTCATTCAGAGGAGTTCCAGACAGACTCAATCCAACAGGAATATTGTAACGGCAGGAAATCGTGCGGTAATCATATTTAAATGACTGAGCGATTCGGAAAATATTTTTCATCTGATGCTCAAGAGTCTTACCATTTACTTTACTGGTAAGCAAATTCATCATAGAGAACCACTCACCAACTTGAACCAAACCATCACGCTTATTGTAAGAAAGTTCACGAATAGTTGCCTTATTGTCCTCATCATACTTCACCAAAGGATAGTCGCTGGTGAAAGCATAAACCTCAAAGGGAATAGCGACCTTCTTACAGAACCACACAAGATTGTACAATTGCTTCACAGTGTCCAGCATCACATCACACATTGAACCAGACCAGTCAAGGATGAACACCAGACCGTGGTTCTTACCATCAGCAAGAGTAGTGACCTTCTTGAAAAGGTCTTCATTGTACTTGTAAGTGTGAAGTTTAGTGCAGTCCAGAACACCAGTGCGGGCAGTAGTAGCACGGGCATAGGAGTCTGCTGCCTTACGGCACTCAAACTCTTTGACCAGATAGTTTACTTCTTTCTGTGCGGAACGCTTGAACTCTACAAACTTACGATCGATTTCGCCAAAGATTTCATCTTCAGAATATTCTTGCTCCTGGAGCCAAGAACCCCAATACTCATCACACTTGGAATGAATTTCAGAGTTAGAAACAATAATTTTATTCAGATCAACCTTAGGCAACTCAAGATAAACATTCTCATAACCATCCATGTTGGCAAGATCTTTTAATGCCTCTTCCAAAGAATCAGCAGTCTTGATCTCAGGTTCCTCATTCTGCTCACCACCAACAGGTGCGGTTTTCTGTTGCTGCTCGGCAGTGCCACCATAAGAGTCAGTTTCACCAGGTTGCTCCTGTTCACTCTCATTCTCACCTTCAGGTTGATCGGAGAAGTCAGAAGCACCTTGATTGGAACCAGAAGTCTGAGACTCCAGATCATCCATAGGAGTCTTCATTTCTTCTTCCTGCTTTTGCTTACAGAACTTGTAGAGTGCCTCAGCAGCAATCAAAACATCAGCAAAGGTTTCGGTATCGGCAATCATATTGATGATTTCCGTTTCTTCACCACGCTCAACAGGAATGTCTACAAAGTTACCAATCTTGAACCACAAGTTGGCACGGTCTGCAAGATTATAAGTATCAATATCCTCATCTTCTAGTTGGAAAAAATCCTGCTCAGACAGTTCTTTATATCCATTATAGAATGTCTTGGCAAGTCCAGCATACCGACGCTTCATCAGTTTCTCAATACGGGCATCCTCAACCACATTTACAAACTGTGGGGGAATCTTGTGCTCCTTCAACCAATCCTCATCAGGAGTGTAGAGAGCATGTCCAACCTCATGACCCACCAGAAGATCATATACGATATTGCTTGCCTTCTCCCACATCGGCAGAGTCAATACACGAGTATGCACATTGAACTGTGCGGTCTCCACCTTCTTGTGCTCAACCACAAGGTCTTCGGTAGCAAGAAGTTTGGCGAGTTGGGACTTGATTTCGTGATTGACTGCCATAGGTCTGTTGCGTATGGACCTATTATACAAAAAAAGGAGGTCCGAAGACCTCCCAGTGGACAGTTTAAAAAGTGTCTTATATCATTTCTTGTTAGTAAGGTTCGCAGCACGTCTGGCTGCTTTTGAACCTCTACCAGCCGTAGGGAGATCAGCACCATACTTACTGTATCCAGCTTTCAAATACTTGTCAAGTGCTGTCTTAGCCTTATCAACATATGATTGAGATGCATTTCCCATGTCAAATTGCTTTTGTGCCGCATTTACTCGGGATCTAGCTTTATCAATAATTTGTCTCTTGGCAGAAGTCGCACTTCTTTCTAAACCAGTACCATATTTTGCTTGAAGTTCTGCAGCTCTACTTCCTGCTTTTGGTACCATCCTAGCACCCGCAGTTGTTACATTGCCAGATCCAAGTTTTCCTAACTTAACAACACCTTTTGCATTCTTCGCACCACTAATAGCAGCCTTTGCACCTTTCAAAAGGTTTCCACCCTTAAGAAGTTTAGCACCAACTTTCAATGCTGCACCAAGTATTCCTTCATCAATCAATTCTTCCATATTATTTTGAACGATGTATGCTACTTCTTCTTCAGTAGCACCTTCAGACATCAGGTAACCTTCAAGAAGATCATAAACGTAACTACCCATCTCCTCAACAATCATCTCTTCGGTGAGTTGCTCACCTTCTACCTCATAGTGTGCCATCATTGGCTTATTACCACCATGACCAGGGTGTGACTCACTCACAAGAACTTCCATTTCATTTACTGGAACCATTTTCTCAACACCATGATTGAACAGGACATCATAGTGACTTACAAATCCATCTTCATCAGGTTCAGCGTGCTCACCAAAAATGGTTACACCTTCACCAAATTGCTCATGGCAGACTTTCTTAGCACAATTATGAGATCCTTTGTCTTCTTTATCAACGCAATCCTTTTCCTTTTCATCTTCCTTTTCATCTTCCATCCCCTTTCCTTTACCATATCCTTCATAGATGCTGGAATATGCCTCTTGGAGATTGTAAAAATCTTGCGAATTCATTGCTCTAAAAATTTTTTAAATATTTATAAAAAAAGAAGCGTCTTGTGAGAGACGCTTCTTGAGTGCTTGGCGACGTGCTTTTGCTTGTCGGAGTGCTTGCGGTTTCAGTTTCCGCTTCTGCTCCTTCTTAGAGTGGTGTTGCCAGTTCGGGGTAGAGTTGCTCAAAGTCCCTCCTGTAGAAGTTCCTTACATTATCTATGATTTTAGCAGACCTGACAACCTTATTAGTCTCATCAATAACCAGTTTAGCAGGTGTCACATCAAGAATCTCAAATGGCAAATCTATGATATGGGAAACCCAGTCAGCGAAGTCTTTTCCAAATCCATTCTCAAATTTCCATACATGTGTCTTGTCTGAGACAAAATCAACTTGTTGCCTGAACCAATTAACTGCTTCGGGGAAAGGAAAATTGTGAATCATGCTATTGAAAAGGTATTCATCTTCAAGCATTTCATCAATATCATCACCGTACATTTTTCTCATCCACATAGATCCAGAGAAAAACCTATCAATTGGATTTCTAACAATGGTTATATGTGGAATATCTTTCACATCCAAATACTTCTCATAGTATTCTCTGTGAAAGTGTGCAAGTTCTATTCCATGCACAAGAAAGTATGGTTTGTCCGTCCCTAAATGATCATCCCAAACAAAGTTCTGTTCTTTCAGGTTTGCTTCAAAGAACCTACCTGCTGTTCTTGGAATATGGACAAATAAAAATCTTTTACCAGTCGGAAGATGTTTGTATGTTGCCATCAAACAATCTTACTAAATCCTTTGACCTTATCAAATCTGATAACGTTTTCAAACTTGTCATGAAGGTCTGTCTTGTGAGAGATCACAAAGATATTAGCGTCTTTGATGACGTAACGGATAATCTTAAGGAACTCATCGGTGCCGAAGCCATCAAGGGAAGAGTCAAATACCTCATCCATAATCAGCAGGTTTGTATTGGCAGAGTTTTTGACACGCGCTACTTCACGCCAGGTGAAGAGTAGGGCAAGGTCGATTCTCATTTTCTCACCCTCACTGAAGGAACTATAAGAAAAGTCTTCGTGAATGGGTGATTTTACTGTTTCGTTAAATTCTTCATCCAAATGGAAATTAATGTAAAAGTCCATCATCTGTAGGTAACGATTGACCTGCTGATTTATGAACGGAAGATACTTCTTAATGATCTTCGTTTTTACACCATCATCCTTAAGTAAGGAGTAGGCAAAATCGTGATAAACGATTTCTTGTTTTTTGTCGGAGAGGTCTTCTATTGTCTTTTGGAGATTGGTTCTAAATTCCTCTAACTTCTCATGTTCAGAATTTCGGTTTGCAAGGTTCTCGGCAATTGTTTGAATTTCATGCTCAAGATCTCTGATTTGTCTCTGGTTGAGGCTAATCCGAGTATTGTTTTGAGAAATGCCATGTGTTAGTTTTGTAATCTCCTTTGAAAGTGCATTGAATTGACGCTCTCTCTCCTGTTCGAACTTTATTGTTGATTCAAGTTCTTCATACCCATCTTTAAGTTCCTTTGCCTTATTTTGAGCGTCGCTAATTCTATTTAACCTAAACTCCTCTTCAATGGTCTGAGTGCAGGTAGGGCATACCGTATTTTCGTTGAAAAACTTATGTTCCTTAGTAATAGCAGATACTTTCTGAGAGATTTTACCTTTGAGATTGTTAAGCTTTACTAACTTATCACCAGCACCAATAAGCATCTCTTGCTCTTTTGTGAGTGAATGGATTTGCTCTTCAGTAGTATCATTTTCTCCCATATAAACACCAACTTCTTTATCTAAGTTGGCAATCTTTTCTTTATTGGTATTGATATTGGCATTTCCACGATTCTCCAGTTCTTCAATGAAGTTCTGCTGCATCTTCATCTTATCCTTAAGAGTCTCTTTTTTCAAATCAAGGGACTTAATCTGAGACTTCTTCTCTTTAATAGCATCTTTGAGAATGTTATTCATCGCAGAGAAGATGCGAATGTCCAATAAGTCTTCAATAACTTCTCTACGGTTTGCAGAAGTCAATTGCATAAAAGGCACGAAGGTGCTGCTACCCAAAATAACAATCTGAGTAAAAGACTTATAGTTAAGTTTTAAAATACTTTCTTCCAGAATACGCTGCATTGCACGATCATCTGCTTCACGGTGCAATGGAGTACCATTCACAACAATATCAAACACTGATGGTTTGATACCACGACGAACTGTATACTGACGATTATTAATTGTAAACTCAATCTCAACTAAACACTCACGTTCGTTTGCAGTGTTGATTAGTTGTGGTTTGTTAATCCTCCGAAATGGTTTGTTAAAAAGAACAAACGTTAGAGCATCAAGAATGGTGGATTTACCGGCACCATTAGTTCCAACAATAAGATTTGTATGATGTTCCTGAAAATTAACTTCAGTGAACTGGTTGCCAGTAGAAAGAAAATTTTTCCACTTAATTTTTTGAAATGTTATCATTCACTCTTGGGGGAATAACGATGTCGTTGGGTGTTATCACTGCGTATTTGTAATTATACATCTTACACGTCCTGATGGCAAGTGCTCCATCAACTTCTACAACTTCCATCTCAGTAGAATCTTCTTCATCCTCAAGCATCATAGCATAACGCTCAGCATCATCTTCTTCTTCAAATAAAAACAGAACTTTTTCTCCACGTTTGTTTTGTACGGCATAGGCACCGTCGTCTTTTCTGTCTTTAAGAGTGAGAAGAAACATTACTCAACCTCGCAAGCCTGTGAATATATTTTTTGCAGAATGCCTTTTACGATAGACTTATCACATTCCATTTCTGCCTCATCAATATATCTATTCAAGATAGAAATTGTGTTCTCAGTCTCATCAACCTCAAAGTCCTCATCTATGTGGATTTCAAAGTTTTCAACAATCTTGAGTTCTTGAACTCCCACAGAATAAAGTTTGTCAATGAATTTTTCAAACTCCTTAGGTTTAGACTTTTTCTTGACAATGACTTTTACAATCTTACCCTGATACTCACGGGCATCAAAGAGTTTGTAATTATTATCTTCGTAGTAGATATTATGGAAAATTCTATAAGGATTATTGATTGGTGTGTGCTCTAGAGTTTCAGTATCGAAGATGTGAAAACCACGAGTGTCATTCACATCATTCCAGAACATTTCATAGGGGTTACCTAGATAGAAGATTTTTCCGTCGTCCGATCGAGTGTGATAGTGTCCCGAGAAGACAGTTTGGAACTTCTCAAATAGTTCGCAGTCCATACCGTCTTCCATGACGTGCCCGCGATGAGCTCTGAATCCGTTGAGTTCAAGGTGCCCCATCGCACATACGCTACGTGAAGCTTTAACAGATGAGACAGTACTTTCAAAATTTTCATTATTGATCCAAGGAATAAAAAGAACTTTAAGTTTATCTAATTTAACTTCTGTACATTCAGAATATATTTTTACATTCTTGTACTGTTTTAACAACAAATCTACTGTATTAATATTATTGGTATTTTTATAATACGCAGTATGATTACCAACAATCGTATGAACAGTTATCCCCATCTCTTCAAGACGGTTATAATAATTCTCCTTTGCCCATTCAAGTGCCCATAAATCGATAGAGCGACGATTATCAAATGTATCGCCCATATCGATTACGACTTTGATGTCATTTTCTTTTAGATAAGGAAAGAAAATATCATCATAAAACTTTTTGAAATAGTCATGAAGGAACTTCGAACTCTTACGAGCGCCGAAGTGCTGATCAGTAATAATGGCAACCTTCATCGATTAGTCTTATACGTGATGTTATCCTTAATCGTATTATAGTCTGAACTGCTGCCAGAAAGCAAGCTATCGTCAACCATCATCACCTCATCAAAACCAGTACGTTCAATAATCTTGGTCTTGATTTCAAGTTGCTTCTTCTCCTTCTGAATACGACGGAGAAAGGCATAGTGAATGATCTGCGTAAAGTAAGCAAAAGGATTCTTCGACTTCTCTGGATCAAAGTTGTGAATGTACTGAACACAGTTTTCAATACCATCAGAGATCATATCGTCTCTGAACATATAATTCACAAAGTTGGGTTTGTATGAGAGGTGCGTAGCAATCTTCAAGAAACACTCACCCAGATAGTTTGGAATCAATGGTTTTCCTTCCCAATGCTTTGCTCTATCCTGTTTGGTTGGTTCTCTATCGTATTTCTTGATGAAATCCCTTTCTACCTTTTTTCTATAAACAATTAGTGCTTCGAGCAACTCCTTGTTGTTGACATAATGTTCAGACTTCTTTTTAGACATAAGGACATCTGTTTAATTCAATAGATTGTTGTTACTGTTTATTATAGCACACTTTTAGGACTTGACAACATTGGAAAATATGTGTAGACTACCTTTGTCTGGTTTGAAGATGAGATCTAGCTTTCTTTAGAGCCTTTAAATAAATCTTCTAGTTTCTTTCTTGCTTCTTCTACTGAAGATACGTAACCCATCTTATCGGTTATTTTTGTTTCATAGTTATCTTTTTTCTCTTGATATTCCTCTTCACACTCTTCAATGTAGTTGTGATAGATCTGAATTACAGACTCATCGGTAATTTCTGACATCGTAACTACTTTATCCATGTTGAGAACAAAGATATCATCATTCGGCAATTGCATCCATGGTTTGACCTTCAGTAGAGATCCATGAGATGTTGTAATAACTTTAATAATAACTGGAGATTGAAGTATTAATACTTGCCTATCTTCTATCATATCTGGAAGAACAAGAGCAAAGATTTCTTCTCCAGTGATTAGTTTTATTGAACTGTAGAATTCATCTCCCATTAGTTTTTAAGCGGTATGTTTACAATATCATAATTAAAGTTTTCTTCGTTATAAACTTTTATTCTCTCTATCAAATGATTAAGCGTGTAATTTCTCCTGGCTTTGTAGGAAATGTCGTCAGCAATATCATAAAGAGTTGCTTTTGTTTTGTTATTGCCTTTCCTAAGGACTCGTCCGATGCTTTGGAGGTTTCTGATTCTGGATTTTGAAGGAGAAGCAAAAATAACATTGTGGAGATTCTTAATGTTAATGCCTGTGCTAAAAGTTCCGTATGAAGCAACAATTATGGCATTATCTTCCTTCTCAGTAATCTCTCTTACTTGTTCTCTGTCTTCGGTAGCAACGCCACCATGGACAAAGAATACATGACGTTTATCATCCTTTGAGTTATTTATCAGATCGAATAAGGGTTGTCCGTGCCCTTCAACACGGGAAAATAATATGAGCGTATTACCTTTAAGATCAAGGGCAAGGTTACGTATAAACTTGTTTCGTCTATCATGGTTAATAATGTACTGGACTTCTTCTTCAAAGTTTTCGAATTTATGTGGTGGGTGTTTCAATAGAAGCACGTTGATATCCAACTTGGCAACGTGACCCTTCTTCATCAGTTCTTCTGTTCTGATGATTTTGTAGGAGGGACCGAATAATCCCTCCAATACCCATTTGTGAGTTTGTGTTCCATCCAGAGTGCCAGTAAATCCATAACGATACTTTGCATCTGAAAGTTTTGTCATTATAGATATTAATGACTTAGATTTGAACTGGTGTGCTTCATCTCCAACGACCACATTAAATCGTGAGAAATACTGTCGGGGAAGCTTGTAGATGGACTGCCAGGTGGTTATTATCACCTGAGAATCAGTCTCTCTTTCCCTCCCCGCATAGATCTTGTGGCAAAATGAACCTACGTCCCAACCATAGTCTGCAAAGTCTTTATACATCTGTTCTACTAGCGAAGTCGTCGGAACGACTATCAGAGTATTTTGCCCTTTCTCAACGTGATATCTCACAATCGAATATATCATCAGAGACTTTCCAGAAGCAGTTGGGGATATCAACAACTTTCTATTATGTCTTAGGGCGTCGTATACTCCCTCTACTTGGTACTCACGGGGAGCATACTTGCAAATAGCATTCATATAATCCTTCACACCTTCCATTGAGATCATTTCATTAGTCTCGAAAGGAAGACCATAGAATTTGTTATCAACAAACTCATAGGTATATTCATGGTTCTCGCAGAACCTTGTCAGTTTGTCTAATAACCCAACATATATCTCACCAGTCTGAGTGTTAAATAGGCGAATTTTTCCGTCCCAGTACTTATTTCGGTACTGAGGCATAAACTTTGCGCCTGGTACATCAAAGGTAAATTGGTCTGCCAGTTCGTAATAGACGTGTGGCTCTGCTTTTACCTGAAGATATACTTCATTCTTTTTGGATATAACCAAATGAGACATGATCCATAAGTTTCACCTATGGATATTTATTTCAGTATCTCAAGACATATGTTGGGAGATTTGATCTGCCGTTTGCTGTCTCACCTGAGAGTTTCTAAGTGCAGTTTGCTGATGCCTACGTGGTAAGTTTGCAATCCTTTCCCTTTCACTTGCTGC